TGGTGGCGCTCGACGTCGTGAACACGACAGGATCAGGCATCATCCTGACCTCGAACAAGACCGGCGTCGGCTGCGACGTCAACAGCTCGGGTGATACGTCTGTGCCGGCGGAGACGTTCACTGCAGGGGTGGCACTGGACAACGACGCACCGCTGCCGACTCCCCCATCACTGCCGCCTGATGGTGCCCCGCCGAGTGGCGGCAGCTCAACGCCAGGCGCGGGCAATGGTCCTGATTCGACACCGGGGAATCCGGGCGATGGGCTGGACGTTGGCAACCTGGGCGACCTGACGCGTGATCCGCAGACGTGCATGGTGATCCCGCCAGATTGCCAGAACGGTCAATACAACGTCTGGACTCTGGACTCTAATGGCGATCGAATTGATGGCAGCCTGCGCGTGTATTCAGTCGGCGGCGGCAGCTTCGCGAATATCTATGACATCAACAATAAGGAACTGAGCTTCAGATGCCTTGACGGTGAAGGCGGAACATCAAACCCACTCAAGGGGCCAGATAGCTGCAGCCCAACCAACCCGCCGGCGCCGTTCAATCCTACGGGTTACTACGGGTGGCGGGCGATCATCTATTGCGGTGGTGGGGCGACGTTTGAGAGCGGTCCGCCAACTGGACCTAAACAGTTTGGCAGCAGCAATGCGGCGACAACTGGCCTTAAAACCTTTTTCGGAACTAGCGGCCTAGTGACTCCTGTTGGGTCGGGTGAGTTCATTGTTAACAAGGCGCTAACGGAATCCTCTGACTTCTCTGGCAGTACGACTGCCTTCTCAATCTGCTACCTGACCTACAGCACAGGCGCAACCTTTAGCTGCGCAAATGTATTTGCCACATCCGCCGATGGCCAGATTATCAAACCTTACATCTACGGTTCGCTGAAGTTCTACAACACCGTAGGCGACTACAACAGCGACACCAACGCGATCTACTGGGACGGCAACTAACCATGGCAACCTTCCCCACCCTCACCCCCGCCACTCGCACCTTCACGCCAGGCGAGTATCCGCACACCGCCTACCTGACGCTGAGCAACCTGAACCGCCGGGTGCTCCACAGCTCCGCCATGGTCGCCAGCACCCTCCGCGTCACCTTCACCCAGCTATCACAGGCCGACATGCTGTCGGTCGTCAGCCACTACCAGGGCCAGCAGGGGGCCTTCCTCCCGTTCGCTATTCCGTCATCCCTCCTGCAGGGATTCACCGCTGCAGACTTCACCCTCACCGGCTACCAGTGGCGCTACATCGAGCCGCCGCAGATCGTCGACTTCTGCGGTCCCTTCCATGATGTGTCGGTCACCCTCGAATCCGTCGTCCCTGAGGCGATGGTCGCCAGCGGCCTGGACCTGACCGTCACCGCAACGCTTGCCGCTGGTGCCGCCACCGCCGGCAGCACCGCACCCGCCGCCACGCTGACGGTCACCGCCACCCTTGACGCTGGCGCGGCAACCGCCAGCAGCGAGGCGCCGGCCGCTGACCTCACCGTCACCGTCACCCTTGACGCTGGCGCAGCTTCCACCTCCTAACCCTCACCCCCATGGCTGACCTCATCTACAACAGCGCCATCGACGACATGTCCCGCGGTGCAATCGACTTCGACACCGACACCTTCAAGATCATGCTGGTGACCTCCAGCTACACGCCCAACAAGGACACCCACGATCGCCGCGATGACGTCACCAATGAGATCAGCGGCACCGGCTACACCACCGGCGGCAGCACCATTGCCTGCACCGTCACCAAGGACACCGCCAACGACAAGGTGACCCTCTCATTCGCTGCCACATCCTGGGCCAGCAGCACCATCACCGCACGGGCCGCCGTGGTCTACAAGTCCCGTGGCGGTGCATCATCGGCTGATGAGCTGGTCTTCTACAACGACTTCGACGCCGACGTGTCCACCACCAACGGCACGTTCACTGTGGCCGCTTCCACGATCACGCTCCAGAACTGATGGCCACCTTCCCATCGCTCGAACCCACCAGCCGGTCCTATGACCTCGGCTCCTATCCGGTCAGCACACAGCCCGGCTGGGCTGGTGGTGTCGTGCGTTTCCGCCATGGCACCAACCCGGCCGGCCATCGCCTACAGCTGGGCTTCGATGCACTCACCGCAGCCGAGGCCAAGCTCATCCGCGACCACTACCGGACTCAGCTGGGGGGCATGCTGTCGTTTCTGCTGTCCGCCACCGCATGGGCCGGCCATTCATCCATGACCGACATCGTGTCGGGCTCCACCCGCTGGCGTTACGCCAGCCCACCGGAGGAGATCCACCGATCCGGCAGCCTGATTGATGTCGCGGTTGAGCTTGAGGCAATGATCTGATCCGCAGCTACCCTGCAGTGGTTGTGCCGCGCGGCATGTCTGAAGCACCCGATTCGCCAACCCATGGCGAGATCCTCAGGGCCATCGGCAAGATCGAGGGCCGGCTCGATGCCATCCTGACCGCTATGTCTCAGAACCGGTCGGACATCTCCGAGGCATTCCGTCGGCTGGCAGAAGCCGAGAAGCGCATCGGCCAGGGCATGATCCTTGCGGTCTCCGTTTCCCTCGTCCTGCCGATCGTGGTGATGATCGCCGCACCGCGCCTAGAGTTTGGGCCGAAGCATCACCTCAATCCACCGGTGCCGATGATCCGATGACGACCCCCGGCAGCATCGACGACCTGGTGCCGTTCTTCGAGTTCTGGCGTGGTCTGCCGCGGCAGCGCGCAGCGATAAAAGCATTCTGGGAGCAGGTGCCCGCCAGCCTGAAGAAACGTGATGCCAGCTGGTATCAGACCTGGCAGGGCGACGGCCGGCAGGAGCAGCCGCGTACACGGTCGAACCCACTGGAGGTGCGCTACTTCAGCCAACGGGATTCCGCCACCGATCATGCGCTCCGCATGTGCTTCAGCTCGGCCTGCGCCATGCTGCTCGAAACCCTCAAGCCCGGCACCCTTCAGGGCCCGAACGGCGATGACACCTACCTGGGTCGGGTGCTGCGCTACGGCGACACCACCGAAGCATCCTCACAGCTGCGCGCGCTGGCCAGCTACGGCATTCAGGCCAGGATGATCCAGGACGCATCATGGGACACGATCACCCAGCAGATCGACCGCGGTGTGCCAGTGCCCCTCGGCATCCTCCACAAGGGCCCCGTCAGCAAGCCCACCGGCGGCGGCCACTGGATCACCGCCATCGGCTACTCCGATGATGCGATCATTGTGCATGATCCGTTCGGCGATCTGGACCTCATCAACGGCACCTATGGCAACAACTGGGGCGCACGGCTGCGCTACAGCCGCCGCAACCTCGGCCCACGGTGGATGGTCGAAGGGCCCGGCACCGGCTGGGCCATCATCGCCGAACCCCTCGCATCCTGAACCATGGACACACAACACCTCGAATGGATCGGCCTCGCGCTGTTCGTCGCGTCTGAGATCGTGGGCATGAGCCAGCTCAAGAGCAACAGCCTGCTTCAGCTGCTGCTCAACACGCTGAGCAATGCCTACCCCTACCAGCCGAAGCGGCGCCGGCCCTGGGATGGCCGCTGATGGTCAACCGCGACGCAATGACCCGTCAGCTGCGGCTCCATGAGGGCGAGCGGCTGAAGCCCTACCGTTGCCCCGCCGGGAAGCTCACGATTGGTGTCGGCCGCAACCTCGACGACCGCGGGATCACGGCCGAGGAATCGGCCTTCCTGCTCGCCGGCGACATCGCGCGCGAGGAGCGGGAGTTGATTCGTGCGTTGCCGTGGGTGGCGGGCCTCGATGAAGTGCGCCAACGGGTACTGCTGGATATGGCCTTCAACCTGGGCCTCTCCGGCCTGCTGAAGTTCCGGCAGACCCTGGCGACGATCCAGGCCGGCGACTACCAGCGTGGCGCAACGATGATGCTCGACTCCAAGTGGGCGCAGCAGGTCGGCGGCAGGGCGGAACGGCTGGCGCGGATGATGGTGACCGGCAAGGATCCGCGCGAGCTGTGGCCGAAGGCCTGACACCAGAAAGCCCCGACGATGCCGGGGCCGGTGTGTGCGTGCGTGGCGGCCGTCCGCTTTGCTCGGTCAGTCTACCAGCTGCTGGGCGGTGATGGCGTCCACCAGCATCCGGCGCATGGTCCTGACCGCCTTGGAGCGATCCGCCACAGGGCGGCTGTTGAACATGCCGATGCTGGCGAAATCGGGGATTCCGCGCAGGGCCGACCGGAGGAATGAGCCCACCGGATCCATGGGGTTCGGCCAGAGCTGCTGCAGCCGCGTCAGTTCCTCCTCCATGGTGGCCCATGCGGCAGTATCACCGGCCATCTGCCGCCGGAGGAGTGCAGCCACTCGCCCAGCATCTTCGATCGGTAATGGCGTCCACCATTCGTGTTCCGCCAGTGCCAGGCAGTAGCGGCGGCCGGCCTGCAGGGCATCGAATGGCGCGGCCCGGCAGACCGACTGGACGTGTCGGTGCCAGGCCATGGAACCCTGGGTGAGAAAGGCCGTGGCGCCGTCAAGCACGTTCGGGATCCCGTCGCGGTCCAGGTCGTCGCCGGGGCCGTAGCCGGGCGCGGGGGTGGAGGTTGTCATGGGGTTTCGTTGGCTGGGTGGTTGGTGGACGTGGGCTGGGGGTCCAGCTCGGTGGCGAGGCCTTCAGCGAAGGCCGCTGCTGCCTCGACTCCTCGGGCGAACGCACTGAAACAAACATCGGGGATTACTCCCGTCATTCGATCCGCAGCAGCCCGAAGAACGCTAGCCGCAATGGCCCGGCGCGTGGGCTCTTGGTCGTAGCTGCGGTGCATGGCGTCGAGCACCGCCTGCGCGGCGGGCGACAGGGACGGTGGCTGGGGCATGGTCATTCCTGCACCTCCCCCGCAGGCAGGGGCCAGTGCCCTGTTCTGACGGCGTGCAGCAGTTCGGCGTCCGTTCGGTTGCCGAGACGTTCACGCAACGCAAACGAATGGTGTGAAGACAGAGCACGCCGGTTCAAGAGAATAGCGGCCATCAGCAGTTCGTCGTTGCTGGGAGACTCGGCCATCACTCCTCCTCCCCCGCCGGCAGGGGCAGGGCGGCTTCCTCGGCCCAGATGCGCTCAAGATCGCTTTTGCGGAGCGGCCCGTTGGGACCGGGATACATCAAATCCTTGATGACATTCCATGTGCCGTTATCCTTCATGCCTTGAACCAGCCCTGCATAGGCTTTGCGTTGTTGCTTGATTTGATCTTCAGTCATTTGCCTTGTTAGGTGATGTGGAGCTTGGCAGCAGCAGGGCGGTCACCAGCAGCCAATGGGCAGGCTGCAGACTGGCAACACTCCAGCCAGCCCTGTTACCTGTGCACACTTCCGTCGCCTCCCATTCAGAGATACCCATCTGAGGATCGCTGTAATACTCAATGTCGTACAGGGTGAAGACGCCATCGCGGAGGCATAGATAACGACCCGAGACGTTTGGCTCTGTTGACCAGGGCAGTGAGTCAGTCATTGGGGGCCTCCTGTTGTGGCAGGGGCAGGGCGGGCTCCACGCAAGTGCAAGCCCCTGGCGTCGGGCAGCCGCGTGGCTCGATTGCAACTGGTTGACCTGGGGGATTTTCCCGCAGCCAGGAGGCGGCTTGCTCGGCTAACTGCTGCACCTGGGCGACGGTCTGCTGCCCGATCACATCGCCCAACCTTGCCACCTTCTCCAGTAGGGGGCGGGCAGCAAGGGCTTTGGCGGGTGGCTCCGGCGCTGGCGGGGTGGCGGGGCTGCCCCAACGGGAAAGGACGGCGCGGGCAAATCGAACCACGTCATAGTTGAGGGTGACACGAAACACGCTGGGCTCCGTGGCAACTTGTAACGCAGCCAGTCGCGAGACTTCGGCCAGGTCATCGCGCATCGACTGGTGCATCAGCCCCAGTAGCTCCGCATCGGTAGGCTGCTCCACGACGGCGGCCGGTTCCCTGTCCTCGGGCACAGCCGGTCCATCGCCGCCGGTTGCCGAGGAATCCTTGGCAACTGCCTCCCTGGCCCATCGCCGCTGAACGCGCTCGATCGGCGTGAGCCCATCGGCCCGCATCTCCAGCCGATCGACCCGATCGCACAGGCTAAGCAGCACCTCCCGCTGGGTGGCCAGCTTGGCCATCAGCTCCGACCGCAGGCTGGTATCGGGTCGGTCGTGGGGCACATCCTGGTCGAGCTCCGCCGGACGGCCTTTGGTGACCTCGGTGCGGACAAGGCTTGCCATCACGCCGTGGCGCGACTCCAGCCAGTCGGCTATGGCGTGACCGGCCGCGTCGACGTTCGCTGGCCCTACAGCCAGCTCCAGTGCTCTCCTGAGTGAAATCTTCATCTGTGGTGTGCGGTGGGATGAGTGCCGGATAGGCTCCGGCGGGCCGTGGTCATGCTGCTGCCAGCAGCCGGCGGACGGTCGTCCTGCTGCAGCACAGCCGGTCAGCGATGCGCTGTTGTGTCCATCCCTGGCGGCGCCAGCGGCGGGCGCGCTGCTGGCGTGATTCCGTGGCCCAGAGAAGGACCAGAAGGGGCAACAGGATCAGCGCGAGGATCAGTGCGGTGGTGGTGGTCATGGCGTGGTGTGGTGTGACGCCCGGGAATCATGACGCCCGGCGGGCGGCCATGCGCAGGCGCTGTCGCAATCCGTTACGTCACCCTCGGCTGCCCTGCACCGACCGGTCGCCGTTGTAACGGCCCACCTCCCGGTAGCTGCGGATCGGTGCATCGGCCATCGTGTGGAACACCATCTGGCCGATCTTCATGCCAGGCCAGATCGGTACCGACTGCAGCTGCCGGACGTTCTGCAGTTCGAGCGTCAGGCTGCTGCCATGCCAGCCGGGGTCGCACCATCCGGCCAGCAGGTGATTCAACCCCTCCCTGGCCCTGCTGGACTTCAACACGAACTGAGCTGACATGTGGTCGGGCAGGTTAAAGATCTCGACCGTGTGGGCGAGGATGAACTGACCCGGCCGGAGCCAGTACGGGGCCGCCTCGTCGTGATCGCTCAGCGGGTATGGCACCATGCGAGGCCCCTCGCAGGACTCCATCAGGATCTGATCGCCCAGCCTCACATCAAGGCTGGCAGGGTTGATCAGCTGCTCATCGAACGGTGACACCATCGGCGATGGGCCGGTGCACAGCGCACAGATGCGCCAGTCAGGAAGAATGGCCATCAGAGCTTGCCCCCCAGGTAGTCGCAATCCGCCAGCCACTGCCGATCAGGATCAACATGGAACCGCTCGCAGGTGGCCAGCTCGCGCCAATACCGGCCGCGCTGGCCATCATGCGCAGCGATGTGCGCGCGCGCAACCGCGCAGCGCTGCAGGTTCAGGATCTGGGTCGGTGTCATGATGCGAGTTGATCGAGGAGTGTGCCGGATTGCGATTCGGCGGCGGACAGGAATCGTGCCGCCTGCTTCGCATACTCCGGTTTGAGTTCGCAGCCGATATACTTCCGGCCCATCTTGATCGCCTGATACCCAGTGCTGCCGATGCCGTTGAACGGATCCAACACCAGATCCCCTGGGTTGCTGTAAAGGGTCAGGCATCGTTCGATCAAATCCAATGGCATCGGGCAGATGTGCTTCTCATCCTTATCTCCCTTGAATCTGGCGTTCAAGACCTTAGTCTGCATTGTGTCCATCCAAACCGGCGATGCCCACTGTTGCCACTGATCCAGTGTGAACTCATCGCGAGTGTGCTTGACAGGCTCGCCCACATTCTTACCTTTGGATTCCTTGCGCAAGACGAGGATGTACTCAGGCATTCCCATTGCGCTGACTCGGCTGTTCTCGCGAATGTTCTTGTAGAGCAGCCGCTCGTGCTTAGTCTTCTGCATCTCCCGAACGGGATCACGCCAGATCGTAACGCGAGCGCGAAGACAGAAGCCAGCCTCTCGATAATTGCGACTTGCCTCATCGCTGAACGGAAACAGTCCGCCTTCGCCCGTTTCACTGCTGTTCTGATAGAAGACCGTATCCTTGACGTGATCGCAGATCACCGCGCCTGGCTTCATGGCGCGGAAAAGCTCACTGGCCATATAGGCATGATGCTTCAGGAACTCCGTGTGAGAGGCACTGTTGCCCATGTCCCGTTCAGAATCGCTGTAGATGTAAAGTGAGCTGAACGGTGAACTGAAAACTGCGCAGTCGATGAAGTCGTCAGGCAGACCCATCAACAGCTCAACGCAATCGGCGTTATAGATGCCCCAGTTATGGCCTTGATAGTCGGGTTTCATTGCAGGAAGTTCGGCAGGGTGACAGTGGGTGACTTGGTGTAGGCACGACGCAAGATTGCCTCTTGCTGAGATGCGACCATAGACTTGGCCATGGCTCTTTTCATGCGCTGGTGATCATGCGCCTTGCGTTGCACGTTCGACCAGATTGCGGATTCAGTGTCGCTGATCACGACGTGACAATCAACCGGACTGGTCTGCCCGAATCGCCATGCACGTCGTACTGCCTGATAGTGCTGCTCATAGCTGTGACTCACGCTGGCGAAGATGACCGTATTGGCGTGCTGCCAGTTCAGTCCCAGCCCGGCCAGCTTCGGCTTGGACACAATGACTCGCCGTTGTCCAAACGTGAAAGAGTCCAAGGCCTCAACCTTGGCATCAATACTCATTGAACCATGCACTTCAATCGCATCGTGAATTGCCGCCGTCAGTGCACTGCTTTCGTCGTTCGTCTCACACCACACGATGACGGGGCCCTTGGATTGATTGGCGATTGACGCCGATGCCTTGACTCGTTCTGCCATCGTGAGTCGTTTTTCCTTGTGGATCGTTGTAGCCGATCCATCGGGAATCCGAAACAACATGCCTTCCGGTACATCCTGCGTGATGTCGGCTGACACCGTATGAATGTGATAATTCAACGGAGGCAGCACGAATCCTTCATCTTCACCACCAAGATCAGATGGCAGTGTTGCTGCCCTGGCCCAACTGGCCACCCATTGCCAGAAGCCGTCGCGTGCATGACCTTTGAGTCGGTACCCTCCCATTGTGGTCTGATCGCTGATAAACCACCGGGACAGCATTTCCGGGCCCGGCATCACTCCTAGGAACTCTGCATGTTGGCCGAGTTCCATGTGATCGTTCGGTGCCGGTGTTGCGGTTGCCGCCAGCCGGTAGGGAGTGGCGGCGAATGCTTCGCATAGCATCCGTTTCGTTGGGCCTGTGAAGCTCTTTAGAACGCTGGATTCATCCAACACCACGCCACCGAATGCCGTGGTGTCCAGCTTCGGCAGTCGTTCGTAGTTGGCGATATTCACGCCAGACCATACGTCCGACTGCTCGCGCACAATCCGCGACTCAATGCCGATCGCCTCGCATTCCCTCTGCATCTGCCGAGCGACTGCCAATGGCGTCAGGATCAATGACGGCAGACCGCTGGCCTGCATGAATTCAGCAGCAGCAGCAGCCTCTACGCGTGACTTGCCCAGGCCGGTATCAAGGAAGGCAGCTGATCGACCTTTCTGGCACGCGAATTCAAGCGTGGCCAGCTGGTGCGGGAACAAGCTGGGCCAGAAGTTGGCGACCTGGAATCCGTGCGACGCGGCAGCTGTGCCCTTGGATGCAATGAATTCGTGGTAGGCACGGAGATCAGCCATTGGCCACCTCCATCGCCGCCGGCGCTGATGCCTGGCGGTCCATCCACTGCCCGGTCCAGGTGCCGCCTTCCACCCGCGCGGCTGCGCCGACATGGCGCAGCACGGCACGGGCAGTTGCGACGGCATCCTCATCGGTTCGGCCGCTGTCGCGGATCATCACCGCGACCTCTCGCAACAGGCTGTTCATTGGCCGGGCCCCACGCCGCCGATGCCGGTGCCGATCGTGCCGGCAGGGATCAGTCCGCCGCCGTTCGCCGGTGTGTTGCCCACACCAGTCGGGCCGGCGCTCCCGACGATGATCCGATGTTTGATGATCCGCCGCGCCTCGGCACGGCTCACGCCCAGGTTCTTCGCCAGCCTGGCGGCAGGGCCAGCCTCAACGGCAGGGGCGCTGCTCAGCAGCAGCGCGATGATCAGAAGGATGGAACGGGTCATGGGTTCAGGGGGTCAGAGGTTCAATGATGGCGCCCGGCCAGCGCCTCAACGCGTAGCCGATGGCACGGGCCTCGGTCGCTGCTGACAGTGTGACGGTCAGCGCGGGTTGTGCAGGTGGCCGCACCCGCAGGCGGTACGGCCGCACCTTCTCGCCTGGTTCCGGCCGCGACAGGCCAGGCCCCAGGCTGCTATTCGGGTCCTCGTCATTCCAGACGAATGTGCCGGTGTTGCTGACACCGCCACGGTTGCGCGTCGTCGTCATTCGTCAAACAGTGGATGGGATGGATTGATGACGCGTACCTCCGTTGTAATGCCGAAGGCCGCCTTGAGGACATCACGCTGGTCGATTGCTTCATCGAGTGAAACAACCTGCCATGCCTTCTCCCGATCGGCGGTGAGGTTCGGCGTGCGGCCAACCTGCGGCAACAGCCACATGCCTGCGCGCATCAGCCCGAACCGTCGTGGAACGCTGCGCACCAGGTCGCGAAGCGTAGGCCGATCCGCTTCGGTTCTGGAAATTCGAGATCGCATTCCCGCCACTGCCAATGGAGGCATTGCTCGCAGGTCAACTGTGGTTCTGGGGTGCATAGTGGAATCTCAGTGCAGGCATCGGTGCTTTTCTCGCCGCTGGTTTTACGTTGAAATCGTGGGATCTCAGGATGGACCTTCGCGTAGCTTTTGCCGCCGCGGATACGTCGAACCAGTGCGGAACTGATGCCATGATCCGCTGCGACAACAAGTGAAGAACGTGGATCATTCAAGATTGTGATGATCGTTTGATCTGATAGTTGACCCTTCATTCAGGTGATGTGCGATCAAAGGCAGTGAAACGTAGATCAGCGGCGTCAGGCCGAGGATCATGCCGAGGATGTAGGAAGCGGTTCTCATGGGTCAGAACGGGGGCTCATCATCTGGGTAGGGTGCAGGCGCCATCGCCGGCGGTGGTGTGGTCGGCAGTGCCGCCGGTGCCGCCTGCTGGCCCTGCTGGGCTGGTGGCCGGTCGGTCGGCACGATCCGCCACTCCTCGGCTGTGATCACCAGCCGGGTCCGTTCCTCGCCGGTGTTGCGGTCGGTCCATCGGTCGGACTTCACACGGCCGGAGACGTCGAGCAGCATGCCTTTCCGGGCCTGGTCAGCGAACGCGGCACCGGCCTGGCCCCATATCGTGACCTTGAACCAGTCCGGTTCCTGCCCGTCGCCCTGCCGTTGGCCTGGGCGGTTGACGGCGATGTTCGCCTCAGCCACGCAGCTGCCCGACTCGAAGTAACGGACCTCAGGGTCACGGCCAAGGCGGCCGATGAATCTGTGCACGCTCGCGCGAAGCACGCTGTTGATCGGATCAGACATCAGAAGGGGTCAGCGGATGGGTCGGACGGGGTGGATGGTTCGGTGACGATCTCAGCCTCAACGGCATCATCGATCACCTCGGGCTCAGGCTGAGGCGCCGGGGCGGCCCGTCGGCGGCGGGGTGCTGCGGGCTCCGCGAGGGCATCAGCCGGGGCATCGGCCGCGGCGGCGATCTGGCGGTTCAGGTCGGCGATCGGGTCGCCGGTGGTTTCCACCTCGCTCACCGCCGCCCGCTGAATCCGGCTCTCGGCTTCCTCCCGCACGCCCAGGCCGAACAGCACCTCAGGAAGATAGAGGTTGATCAGCCGGGTGGCCGCACGCCACCGAAGCATCTGCTCAGGGATGCTGCGGTACTTCGGGTTGCGGGTCCAGCCATCGGCGGCAGCCTCCCCCATGGTGACCGTGGCGGTCACCTGCTCCTGTGTCTCCCACAGTGTCGCGGTAGCGGTCACCTCCAACGTGTCTCCGGCCCCTTTGCTGGTCCAGGTGATGGGGCCCGCCAGCAGACCAGAGCGGTTGGCGCGGCTGATCGCGTACCGGGCCGAGGTGTTCGGCCGGCCGTTGATGATGCTCACCTCCTGGAACATCACCATCGGCGACTCGCCCAGCTGCTGCGAATACATGAGGGCGACCATGCAGCTCTCGGGCTTGGCCTGGAAGTGAGCCGGCACCATGCCGCTACGGCTGAAGGCCTGGGCGACGCGCCAGAGGTGATCGAAGGCAGAGGAATCAGACAGGAACGCCAGAGCACCTGGCGCTGCGGTCGCGGTCGTGATGGATGTGGATTCGGTCATGTCTCAGAGGATGGTGTGTTGGTGGACGCAATCGCAGCCGCCAGCTGTTCGAGGGCAGGCGCTGGATCGAGCCGGAGAGCCGCCAGAAACTTCTCATTGCGGCTGGCCTCGCGGATCATGTCGACCGCGCAGCTGATGCCCCCGTCAAACGACAGGCTGGCCGCAGTGATGGCGGCGCGGAAGATGGCCTCTCGGGTGGAATCAGTCACGACACCACCCCGGCAGTTCGATCGGCTCCTGAATCAGATCGCCGTAGCCCGGCCAGCGATTCGTCCGGTGGCATTCGGCCAGCAGCTCGAGGGCTGCTGTGAACCGCCGTTCACCCGCGGCGATCATCGCCGGCGAGGAGGGATAGACCGCGACCGCGTAGGGCCGGACGTTCTCAACCGCGATCGACAGGAACTGCGCAGCACCGAGGGCCCGCAGGTTCCAGGCCGCCTGCAGGTGATAGTCGAACCCGGCGATCGACCGCGCGAACTCCGCCCGGCTGGCGTCCTTCGTGGTCTTCAGGTCCACCACCAGCAGGCCGTCCTCACCGTGCCAGTCCGGCCGGCACTTGCACGGCAGACCCGTGGCGGCGTCTGACCATGTGTAGGAGGCCTCGCGGCGGCCCTTGATGTCGAGCAGCGTCCGGGCTGCCGGGTGGCGGTGGACGGCATCAGCCATCCGGCGCACGCGGTCGGCGTCGTCTGGTGTCAGTACCAGCTTCCCCGCGTTCTCCGCCTCGAACTCCTCGGCCAGCTGGCGGCCGATCTTCGTCCGGCGGTCGAACTGCTGCGGTGGGACCGCGACCGTGGAATCCCACAGGTCAGGTTCCAGGACGGCGGTGTGAAGTGCGGTGCCGACCTCCATCGCTGGTGTCGGCGGCTTGATCTCACGATCAGGGGCCAAGTAGGCGTCGAAGTAGTGGGCAGCTGATCGGGCGAGCAGCTTCAGGCGGCTTGGGCTGTTCGCCGGCAGCTGGTGATACTGCTCGTTGGTCAGGCCCGGGTGATAGGTCAGACCGTTCGGGCCGGTGGTGGTCACGTTGCAGCCGTTGGCGGCGAGCGCATCAGCTGCGGTCGGCGGCGGCTGCTCCAGCGTGAGAGCTGGTTGATCCATGGCGGTGGTGTGCCGTTGGCCCCGGAACCATACAGGTTGATCGCGGTGCTGGCGACCGCGGCTGTCGCAATCCGTTACGTGGGTTGCCAGCCGTAACGGTGTGCGCTACGATATGGGGACCGGGGCGAAAGAGCCCCACCACCACACCAGGACATGACCGCAACCACCCCCGCCTTCTACGCTCTGGTTTCCCGCAATGAAGAATCCCGTTATGAATTCCAGCCCTGCGGGGGACATCAGGCCTACTGCCGCCGCTACGTCAAAGACGACAACGGCGAGTGGGCGCTTCTTTCGGTCGGCTGCAACTGGATCGGCATCATGATGCGCCGCTACGACAAGCTCACGAAAGACGGATTCGTTCCTTCCTTTTGACTGCCACGCTCAGAATTCTCGCCCCCGGCCACCCGGGGGCTTTTTCATGCTCACCCGTAGCGTGTGACGTTATGTGAACTGGCCGCCGACCGGGCCCACGCACCTAACGCCGTGCGCTACAGTATGGGCATCGGGGGGAAGACCTCCGGCACCACACCACCACACAAGCCAGGCATGAACACCTTCACCGCCACACTGCCCAACGGCGAGACCGCCACCAAGAAATCGGCCCGCCCTGTCACCCACGCCGTTGTCGTTCACCACGAATCGCGCGAAGCCATCTGCGCCGATGGCCAAACTCGCCACTTCCCTGAGCATTGGTCAGTCTTCCGCTGGAGCGCTGCCCCTGAGACGGCAATCAAAGAGCTGCAGCGTAAGGGTTGGACCTCCGATAAGATCCGCGCCATCCCGGTGAGCGCATGATGCTATGGCCCGCCGGGAGCCCATCCCGGCACCACCGCCGCGATATCCCATGACCTACGCCACTCGCATCATTGCCCTGCCTCACGTCCATTCGCTATACCAAGATCCCGACGGCTGGTGTTGTCACCTGCACCACGGTTTAACCACTGCTGCGCTCGGCGGCAGTGGCACAATCATCGATCCGTGCATCCGCACGGTGTGGGCCTACGTGAAAGGTCCACCGTTGCCGGCGCAGCCAGACTGATCCACCCGTAGCGTGTGACGTTATGTGAACTGGCCGGCCGGATCAGACAACAGGGTAACGGTCTGCGCTACTGTATGTGCATCGGGGGGAGAGATCCCCCTCCGGGGCTTCAGCCCCTGGCCCGCCCGGAGCCCGCCAGATCGTCGGCAATCCGGGCACACCACACCACCGCTTCACCACCATGACCACCGCCGCCACCGAATACGCCAAAGGCCACGCTACCGCCCTGCGGCTCCTGGCCCAACTGCAACAAGCCGTCGAAGACATGCCCGAGCCCGATTCGATCAACGGGAACTGGGGCTACGCCGGCAGCATGAGCCACATCAACGGCCAGCTGCGCGAGCTGCTTGCCTTCGTCGGTGGCTCTGATGCCTGACCCAACCAACGCCGAACGGCAGCGCCGCTGGCGCGAACGCCGCAGGGCCGGCACCACATGGCAGCCGCTGATCTGTCAGTCATGCAACCGCCACCACATCGGCGCACATGGTTCCCTCTGCTCGCGCTGCTGGGAGCAGCTCACCCCAGACGGTCGAGCAGCCAAGGCCGCACGCGTGCGGCGATCCCGCG